GCGCAAGGCGCGCGCTTTCCGCCAAACCCTGCGGGCTTCGGCTATGAAACACCGCTCACCATTCGCTTCGAAGTGATGGCGGCGCTTGGACAAGCGGAAGAAACGCCGGTCGGTCCGGTGGTCGCGCTGTCGGAAGTGCCGTTCACTCAGCGGCCTAGCGCTGGCGATTTCGGCCGTCACTATCCGCGCCGGGCGTTGGTCAATCGCGTCGAGGGCCGCGTGACGCTCAACTGCGTCGTGCAGCGCAATGCGCGATTGGATTGTGTCGTTGTCGAAGAAGATCCGCCGGGCCAAGGCTTCGGCCAAGCGGCGATGCGCTTGTCACGCGTCTTCCGCGCGGCGCGCGAGTTTCCGGACGGACGCCCCACGGTCGGCGCGCAGGTCCGCGTTCCGCTGCAGTTCAGAGTCGAATAAGGCTGCGCTGCTTGTTGAATTGATGCGAGTGGCGACCCCGGAGAGCCTGACCCTCCGTTGCAAGTTCAATCACTTGCGGTGGCTAACCCCGAAAAGCGGATACACTGTTTTGCATGGCTTTTCATCGTGAGTGGCTAACCGCGCTCGCCATTACACGACCTCTTAAGGTCGCTTAACTTCGGATTCATTATTAAGGGCGAGATTGCTTGACGGTGCTATCCGTCGCCGGACGGAAGCCAATGATCCGAAGCCCGGTGCTCATTTGCCCGGCGAGTGGAGGGGAGGCCAAGTCCGGTTCGCTTCTCCTGTGCCAGCAGGGTAGCGACGCAAGGACGGTAGCACTCCGCTCGTCAAAGCATGATTAAGGTTAAACGTGTTAACGACTGCTTAAATTTGGAATCGGGCGCGAAACAAACGCACCTTTCCGCGGCGCGCAACTTGCATTTACCGTGTCCATGAATGACCGCGACCCCTGGAGTCCGCTCGACCATTTGAGTGAGGCCGAGTTGCGCGACCTTATCCGTCCGCAACCGGAAGCGGACATGCGTTTGAAAATCGAAGCGTACCTGGGGACTCCTGACCAAGAACGTGGGGAAGCGGGCGAGAACGCTCACGGCGACAGTGAGCGCCGCAAGGCGGAGTCGTGGGCGCGGTTGCTGGCGCCCGATGGGTCGTGGCGCTCACGATTTAGCCTAGAGCAGCGCACAGCTATCCTGGACGCTTGGCGCGAACATCTTGAGGCGCCGGTGAAAGACAAGGCGAAGGCCGAGCTACACCCCACGTATAGGACGGATGCCAAGATACGCGAATTGGTAAGTCAATTTCATAATCTTGAAGACGACGGCAAGTCCCGGAATGAGGCGTATCAAATCGTGATGGGTGCTGATTGCACGAAGCATCTGTGTCCTCGGTTCGTCGCTGAGTGTGAGGCGCAAGGGCGCCCGTGGGTGAAAGACAAACCGGGACCTAAGAAGGGCACGAAGCACTCAAAGGTACGCCAAGAAAAGCCGTCCAGGTTGGGTCCGCAATTTGAAGGTCGTTAATTCCCCGGAGTATCGACGGGTAATTTTCAGCGTTCCATCCGTTCCGGGTAACCGGAAAAGGAACGCCAATGTCAGTAACCGCAATCCCAATCAACAGCCGCGTTGAACGCGCGCGCGGTCGAAATCGACGCGAAGCGCTTAACGTCATCCTCCCGCGTCTTTTCACCTTAAACGAACCCGCACTACCCGTCATAACGACGTCCGGGCCGTATCATCTCCGCGAAATGCAGCATGCGGGCCTCACTATTTGGTTCACTTGGATTCAAGGCGGACTGAACGTGGTGGTGTACGACGGTACGTTCGTTCGATTTCCGGACGGCTCCGTCCTGCCCGGTGAGAACTTCCCCGTCCGCGTTTTCAGCGTCACGTTCGACCCCAACAACGTCGCTACTGCAAAGCCGATGGGTTGGAAGCGTGGCGATTGGGAATCGCGCATCTTTCAGCCGTACGTGCCGCAATGAACAAGCGGGATGCGTTGCGGCTCAAGCCCGGTGCTGAGGTTACGTTTGGCGAAGGCCCTTCGTCATACGATTCCGGTCGCTGGTGGGTGGGCGAGGTTATCCGCGTGACACCGCGCGGCGGCGTGCTCGTTCGCATTACCCAAGGACGTAGCCACGCGAGTACTTGGGGCGGTCCGGGTACGGGTCCGAACGTCGGCGAAGAACGTTGGGTTCGTTACGACCGCATCGTGAGCGGCTGACATGATCTACACGCTATTTGCGGACCGCTTCGCCGCCAACGCGGAGCGAGTGGACGAGCCATTCGCTGCGTTATGCGACCGTATCGAAGCCGCGCCGATTGTTGCGAACAAAGGTGAGTGTGCGCTTGTGAAGCTCGCAACATTTGGCGAGCAACGATCCGCGCGCGACTCGCTGAGAACCAACGATAACATGCTGCCCGGTGGCTTGTGCGGCGTGGAAGGCGATTACGACGGTGAGGAAATCGGACCCGAAGTGTGCGCGGCTTTGCTTCGCAACGAAGGCGTGACGGGCTTCGTCTATACTTCACCGTCACACAAACCCGAGCGTCCACGCTGGCGCGTGCTGTGTCCAACGTCCAAACCGTTAGGGCCAAAAGACCGGGACGTGTTGGTCCGTCGATTGAATGCGGTTCTTGGTGGTGTGTTGTCGCCTGAATCATTCACGCGCTCGCAAGCGTTTTACTTCGGTCGCGTCCGGGGCGCTACGTTTGAGACGTTCCGAGTTGACGGGCGGCGGTGCATTGACGAAGCGGTTGACATCGTCGGCGTCGAAAAGAAGCGAACACGCGCCGACGCACGCGGACAGCCGTATCCGGCGCAACGCCGAACGCCGGACGATGAATTGGTATCGGATATCGAGGAGGGGAACGGGCTTCACCCCGCGCTGTTGTCGTTAGCGTGGCGCGGATGGACAGAGGACCAATTGCGGGAAGTCCTGGAACGATCCAAAGCCAAGGAGAAGCGACCCGACGAATGGGCTGAACGACTGAAACGGCTTCCGCGCATCGTCGCCAGCGCCAAGGAAAAGCGCGTCCAGCAAGCCGCCGAAACGTTCCGGGATGAAGCCCGCCGGGAATCTCAAATCGCAGAGGCGAAGCGGATAGGCGAGGCGACGGACGAAGCGCCGTTGCCGGTTGTGATGAACCTGGACGAAATGTTGCGCGACCTTGTTTACGTCGGCGACTCGGGCGCGGTGGTCCATACGCCGACAATGCGCGTTCGTACGGCGGCGTCGGTCGCGGGTGAGTACGCCGCGTCCAAGGAGTACGTTGAGACGGCGGCGGGCGTGACGCCGGTCCCTGCGATCAAGCTTTGGCGCGCTAGCGAGCGTCGCGTGAGTGTGGACGGCATCACATGGGCGCCGGGCGCGCCGCTGTTCACGACGCCACCGGAGGGAAGTGACGCGGGCGGACGCGCGATCAACATTTGGCGCGGACTGCCGACCATGACCGCGCCGGATGATTGGCAAGAGCGCGCGCGCGCATGGGAAGAGCACTTGGCGTATCTCGTTGCCGTCGAAGCGGAGCGCGAACGCTTCGTGCAATGGCTGGCCCATATCGTCCAAGCCCCCGGTGTTTTGCCGCACACCGCGTATTTGATGTTTACACCGACGCGCGGCATTGGCCGCAATTGGATATCCGGCGTCTTGGCGCGCGCTCTTGCGGGCTTCGTTGCGTCAGGTGTGTCGCTCGGTCAGATTCTGGACGGTTCGTTCAACGACCGCTTGTCGCGCAAGTTGTTGGCCGTCGTGGACGAAACGCGAGAGGGCCACGGGGTCAAGAAGTACGAACGCGGCAACGCGTTGCAACGGATCGTCACGGAAGAGTTGCGGGAGATAAATCCCAAGTTCGGGGTGAAGCGGATTGAGCGGAATTGTTGCCGGTGGTTGATGCTGACCAACTTTGCCGACGCCTTGCCGTTCGACAATGAAGACCGCCGAATCATCGTCATTGAGAATCCGACCGAGCGCCGGGAGGCGAGCTATTACGCGCGCTTGTATGGATTGCTCGGGGACGCGGCATTCATCGCCAGCGTTCGCCGATGGCTGGAAATGGTCGATGTGTCCGGATTCAATCCAGGCGGTCACGCGCCCATGAACGCGGCCAAGCGCGTGGCGCTGGCGTCCCTTGAATCTGAGCTAGATCAAGTCGTGCGTGAGTTTGCAGAGGCGTGGCCGGGCGCTCTGTGCGGACGGGACGATGTGAGGCGCTACGCTCGGGATTGCCTTGGCGGGGCATCTGTGGACGAACGGCACCTGTCTCACGCTATGGACCGCGCCGGGCTGATAGCGACCGGGGTTCGGGTGAGGGTGGGGCATGCGCTCGACCGGGTCGTAATCGTCCGTGCGGCGACTGTGGCGCAAGTGAAGGCGGTTCACGGCGAAGCGGGCGGTGCGGGTCGCTTAGTGGCGACGATACGCGAGGCTGGCGCCAAGTTCGCGCTCGGCTGACGTGTTCTGTGTTCCTACTTGTACCTCTCTTCTAAAAAGGAAGGAAAAGTAAAAGTATAAGAATAGAGATTGGGGGATCAGACGGAACGCCGGAACAGTGGTTATCCTCGGCGTCTGCGCACGTTCGCCGAGCGAGACGCGAACGGATTGGTGAGCATCATACCCATCAGCCCAAACGTACCAATGAAACAGAAGGCGATGTAGGCCAAGAACATGACCGGCAGACGGACGAGGAAGGGAAGACCGTCGTAGGCGCGCCAGAACTCCTCATTGGCAGCCATCTCCACTCCCCCGCGTTACCGACACGAACGTAACGCTGATTCTAGGTTGGCGCTTACAGCGGGTTAAACCTGAGTTGTCTCAAGCACCGTTCTTGCAAGGATCGTCGGTTGTGCCGAAACGGGGCGGATTTTGTGCCCCGGCCTTTGTCCAGAAACCGGCGTCCTAGTCGAAAAGACCTGCATGAGCGCTTTTTCCGGACAAAAATTTGGCAAAACTGGGGCAAATAAGGCATAGATAAGGTTAACCCGAAGTATCGACGGGGTATTTTCGGCACGAATACTGGGGCTACTGGCCAATTCCGGCCATTCGCTAGGTAGCTCCCAAATGAAACTGCACGAACTTAAGGAAGCCCGCGCCAAGAAGGTGACGGAACTCCGCACGATCAACGACGCCGCCAACGGCAACGAACTCCCCGCCGAACAACGCGCCCGCTTCGACACGCTCGAAACCGAAGTGCGTTCAATTGACGAACGCATTGCCCGCGAAACCCGCTTAGCTGAATTCGAGCGCACCGCCGCCACCGGCACCCCGATCAACGACAACGGCAACGACAACTTCGCCACCGTTGAGCGCCGCGCCTCGCTTCAACGCGCAATCGCCATTGCGTCCGGCATGGCCGCATTCGACGGCGCCGAAAAGGAAGTCCACGACGAACTTGAGCGCCGCAACGGTCGCAAGTTTCAGGGCGTAGGCGTTTCTTCCGCCGTCTTCCTGGTCCCGCGCAACGTTGAGCAACGCGTTATCGTGTCCAGCACCACCGGCGCCGGTTTGATTGCGACCGAACATCGTCCGGACCAATACATTGACGCGTTGCGAGCGAACCTCGTTACGGCCCGTCTCGGCGCCACGGTGCTGAGTGGTCTGCAAGGCAATGTGAGCATTCCGAAGAACGCGGCGAACCGCTCGGGTCAATGGATCGCAGAGAACTCGGCGCTGACGCCGGTGGACGGTGACTTTGACGCCGTCACGATGGGGCCGAAGCATGTTGGTTCGCTTGTCGAATACACGCGCAACCTTCTGCTTCAATCGTCACCCGATATTGAAACGCTCATTCGCAACGACTTCGCCGCTGCGCTCGCCGTGGCGCTCGATTCCGCGGCTCTGCAAGGCGGCGCCAGCAATCAGCCGGACGGAATCATCACGCGTCTGACCGATGCGTCGGCGATGGGCACGCTTTCGGATGCGTCGTGGGAGCAAGTGCTTGCGTTCATCGCGGGCGTTGAACTTGCGAACGCCGCGACCGGTCGTCTCGGTTGGGCGCTCAATCCAAACGCCGTCAAGACAATGCGTGCAAAGCCGAAGGTCGTGTACGGCTCGCCGGAAACGCGCGATGCGGGCGCCGGCTTCGTCATGGACGCGCCGGACTCGCTCGCCGGATACGTGGCGGCTTCAACCACGTCCATGCCGGGCAGTGGTTCACCCGCCGCTGGTTCGGCAATCTTCGGCGACTTTAGCTCGCTGTTGATTGGCTATTGGTCGGGGATCGACATCTTGGCGAACCCCTACGGTACGGGATTCGACAAAGGCAACGTGCAAGTCCGCGGTTTGCTCACCGCTGATGTCGCCGTTCGACACATCCAGTCATTCCAGGCCGCGACCGACATTCCAGCCTAACGGGTTCGACGCAAGGGGAGTTCATGCCCCGATTAACACCGCGTCGGATGCGGGGAAGCGTGAGCCTAGCCACGCTTCCCCGCTCACCGCGGAAGGATTCAACTATGCAAAACGAAATCGAACGCCGCGCCGCGGAATTAGAAGTGCGCTCAAAGGGGCGCGTCCTGGAAGGTTACGCGGCGGTGTTCAACACACGCGCCAAGGTCGCCGACTTTGACGAACTAATTACGCCGGGCGCATTCAACGCCACGCTACGCGAGCGCCCGCACACTGACATTTTGGCGCTCGTGGACCATGACGTTTCGGCGTTGCTCGGGCGCACACGCAACAAGAGCCTTGAGCTTCACGAAGACACACGCGGACTCCACTTTCGCATTGCGCTTCCGAAGACGACGCTAGCGGACGACGTGTTGGCGCTCGCCGACGCCGGGTCGCTCGGCGGAATGTCGTTCGGCTTCCGCGCGCTGAAAGATGCTTGGTCCGGTGCGGTCCGCACGCTCCACGCAATCGACCTACGCGAGATTAGCGTGGTCCGCGCTTGGCCCGCGTATCCGGAAACAAGCGTGAGCGCCCGCGCGCTCGGTCACGTCCAGGATGGTCCGTTCGGTCGTCGTATTCGCCTTCTTGAATTGGAGGGCGGACGTTGAGACGCCTAGACCACCTCCTAGCCGCGCTCGGTCTTGAGCGTCGGTCCGAACAACGGGCTTACGACGCGCTTGCGCCCGATGCTTGGGGCAAACCCATGCCGGTCGGCGGCTATGCGTCGGCAAGCGCGGTGCTGAGCAATCTCGCCGTTGCGAGCCGTTGCGTTTCGTTGCGGTCCGAGTTGCTCGCAAGCGTTCCGCTCAAACTGTACCGGCGGCTTGCGAATGGCGACCGGGAACGGGTCACAGACTCGCCGCTTGCCGAAGTCCTGAGCGATCTTGCGAACCCGCTTATGACGGCATTCGGAGCGCGGGAATTCTTTGTCCGCTCGCTCGATACTGCCGGAAACTCATACGCCCGGATCGAACGCGACGGTGCGGGACAGGTCACCGCGCTTTGGCCGCTTGAGCCGTCGCGGGTGACTGTTGAGCGGCTTGAGAGTGGACGTGTGCGCTATCGCTACTCGGGCAATCAAGGCGCGGTTGTCCTGTTGCAAGAGGAGGTCCTGCACATTCGCGGGTCGTCCGAAGACGGGATGCTTGGCCGCTCGCCGATTGCAATCGCACGCGGCGCACTCGGGCTTGGTCTTGAGCTTACGTCCGCCGCCAACGACGCCGCGGGCCGTAACATTGGCGGTTACATTATTCAGCCAACGGACCTGAATGCACGCGGGAAGCAAGCGCGCCGGGAAGCAATGGAAGACGCCCCCGGCAATCGCAACACGCCGAAGATTCTGGACCCAGGGGTGAAGTTCGTACCCAACCAGTTTTCCAGCGTGGACCAAGAGTTGTTGGAAAATCGTAAGCTGAGCAACGAAGACGTTGCGCGCGTATTCGGTGTCCCGCCCGCCTCGGTCGGTATCAGCACGTCCGTAAGCTACGGGTCCGCCCAACAGGCCGCGCAAGACTTGGTTACGAACGCATTGGCGCCGCTCGCTCAACGCATTGAACAAGACATGGCGCGTTGTCTTCTGACGACGGAAGGTCGGCGCGTTTACGTGATCGAACACGACCTGGACGGTCTGTTGCGAGCGCAACCGACCGAACGTTGGACGGCGTACCGAACCGCTCGGGAAATCGGCGCCATGTCGTCCAATGAAATCCGCCGGTTTGAGAATATGCCGGCGGTGAAAGGTGGCGACGATTACACGCCGTTACGCGCCGCCGGACCGCCGCCCGCTGACACGATTGCGAGCGCGACATGATCCACGCCCTAACCCTGGATGACCTTGTCGGTCCGATCATTCAAAGCATCGGACACGACTTTTCCCGCATCGGGGAATTGAACGACCCGTCGCTAGTGACGCTCTACAGCGCGCAACAGGCGGCAAACTTTGCTCTTGTCGCCCAACTTGCGGACCAAGTCGGCGACAGAGCCGCGGCGGAAGAATTGATCGTTGAGGCGTACAACCGCGATCCCGCCACCGCGAAACGTCTCCGCGCTTTGTTCTGTGCTGTCCTGGAAACGGGCTTGCAACCGCGACCGTCGTTGCTCGCCGCTCACATAGCGCTCGGCATTCAGATGCAAGAAGCATTGGCGATTGAAGCGCAACGGCGCGTGTCCGCCATGAACTGACAGAATTCCGCCGGGACCTTTCCATCGTCAGTGGGCGCGTGTGCATCCAGACGACACAAGGCGACGCTGACGCGGTCCCCGGCGGTGCAGGTTGACCCAAGCGCCGTCAACACACGCAACCAACTGAGACGACATGACTAGCAAGTCCGGAGTGTACGAATACGGAAGGCCCAAAGGCGACGTATCGCAAGCCAAGCCTCGCGCCTGTCTCCGTTGTGGTCGGCGATTCTTGTCACCACACTTCGGCGTCCGCATGTGCGATCCGTGCCGCGACGTGCTGCACAACATGACCGAGCCGGGCAATCCAGGCGGTCGGAAGGCGCGAAAGTGAGCCGGTCGCTTCCTTTCGACTGTCCGCGCGGTCTGAATCGCGTTGAGGCGGCGCGATACATCGGCGTCTCGCCGGGGACGTTCGACAAGCTAGTGACGGAAGGAGCCATGCCGCGGCCAAAGCGGGTCCGGTCGCGGCTGATATTCGACAAACAGGCGATTGACCTTGCGTTCTCGGCGCTCGGGGAGGACGGGGAATCCAGGAACGACTTTGACGGGGACGCCTAATGGCAAAGGTCGAACTGGCTTACGTCCACGGGTATAAGGACCGACACGGGCGCCAGCGGTACTATTACCGACGCGGATACAAGCAATCGCCGCTTCCAGGTCGTCCGGGTGAGCCGGAATTCATGGCGGCGTATGAGCTAGCCGCCGCTGCGTTTTCGTCCGTCGAACCCTTGCGTTCGCTTGCACCGGCGGCGGGGTCATTCGATGCGCTTGCCGTGGCCTACTATCGCTCGCCGAACTTCCTGGGATTGAAGGCCAGCACACAACGAACCTACCGTCGTGCAATCGACCGGTGGCGTGAGAAGCACGGAACGAAGCGAGTTACTCACCTTGAGCGTCGGCACATCGTTGAGCAGATGGGCGCGCGTCATAACGAGAGCGGACCGGAAGCGGCGAACAATTTGTTACGGGTAGTACGCATCCTCTCCACGTTTGCCGTTGAAAACGATTGGCGGCGCGATAACCCTTCGGTCGGCATCAAGAAATTCAGGATGCGCGGCGATGGCTTCATTCCGTGGTCCGAAGCTGACATTGCGAAGTACCTAAAGCACTGGAAGGCGGGGACACGGCAACGCTTGGCCTTGCTCCTGTTGCTCTACACCGGCCAGCGTCGGAGTGATGTGGTCCAAATGGGTCGCCAGCATGTGACGGGCGATACGATCCGCGTGAAGCAAGCGAAGACCGGCCCACACTTGGTCATTCCCATGCACCCCGACCTGTCCGGCGTGTTGAAGAAACTACCCAAAGACGGCTTGGCTTTTCTAACGACGCAATACGGCGCGCCGTTCAAAGACGGCGCCTCATTCGGCAATCAATTCTCGGCATGGTGCAAGGCGGCGGGCCTGGACGGTCGTAGCGCCCACGGCTTGCGGAAGTCCGCGGCTGTCCGTCTCGTTGAGGCGGGTTGTTCGTCCAAGGAAGTCGCCGCAATCACGGGTCACGCGTCTTTGCGAGAGATTGAGCGATATACGAAAGCCGCCGAGCAAGAGAAGCTAGCTCGGGCGGCAATAGCGCGACTCATTCGGAACGGCTAAGTTCCCGACTTCTGTTAGTCTTATTTCCGAAGTGAGAATATGTGTGACGCGCTCGTATGGTCGTTTGAGGCGATAACTAGCGTCGATTGGTTGGAGGTTATTAAGTCTCTAGCCGCCGCCGCTACCGCGGCAATTGCATTTTTCGCACTGAGGAACTGGCGGCGGCAGGACAAGGCCAAACGGGAAGCGGAGTTTCTCGATAGCTTTTTAGACACCGCGCACGACTATATTGCAGAGATTTATCGATCCATCGCGGCGGTGAAGTACATGAAGCTCGCCATGAGCGCATACGTCGATCCGTCAGAGAAAGGGACGGACGAAGAAAGAGTGGTCAAGGGCGCGATCTTGTTGATTCCGAAGATGGGCGAGTCCGGTAGCAAGAGAATTTCAACTGAACTGGAGGCAGCGAAGCCTTCAATGGTGCGCCTAAAGTCTCTGACTTCTAAAGGACAGGTTTTCAAGTTTGAGGGATATGAACGTTGCCTCAACTCGGTCACTTACCTGACTTGGCAATACGACAGAATTTCCGCGCTGGCGTCATTGATGGGACAGACTTCCATAAACTGGAATCACCCCGACGCGTTGAAAACGCTGAAGGCTGTTCTCCAAATCGACCCCGATGAAGCGATTAGCAAAGTGGCGGAGCACAACGTTATTCTGATCGACTTTGTTCGTGAAACTTACGCTCGGCTGTATAGCAACGACTTCCCGCGAAAACGCGGCGGGAACGCTTAGTGGCTAACCTTCGCAACCCGCGTGGCTACCCTCATTGAAAGTAAAGCGGTTTCTAGAGGGAGTGGCGACCCCGGAGAGATTCGAACTCCCGACCATGTCCTTAGGACGGACCTGCTCTATCCAGCTGAGCTACGGGGCCGCGCGCGGGCAAGAGCTACGGAATAGCGGCGCGCCCCGCAACCGCTCAGTCGCGCCCGGTTTGCGCGAGCGCTGATTTCAGCGCGGCGATGTCGGCAAGTTTCGCCTCGAACGCGCTCCAATCGTCGCGTTCGGCAATGGGCGCCCAGATGCGCTCAACCTCGTCGATCAGCATGGTGACGGGCTCTGGCCGCGCAAAATAGGGGTGGGCGAGCCAGGTCTTCGCGCTGTCGTGTGCACGCCTCTCCAACTCTTCACGCACTTTGCCGAACGCCGGCGTTGCGTAGAGCGCCGCTTGCGGGCTGGCGTTGGCGCGCGCTGCATTGGCGCCGAACCAGTCGTGGAAGAACTGATCCCAGCCTGCCTGTGTATCGGTGAGCCAAGCAAACATCTCGGTCAGGAAATTCATGTCAGCGGCAATGTCGGTCTCGGCAAGTCCGAGCCGTTTGAACACGCCGTTGCGCAGGCCCTCCTGGTAAGCCGGCGCGAAGCGCGGCAGTTCGGCTTCAAGCAGGCTCGCGTTGCACACTGGCGTCAGAACGCCGCCAAGCTGGGCGAGCGCCCATGACACCGCCTCCGGTTGGCGCCCGAATGCGTAGAGTCCGGCTTCGTCGAAATAGGCGGCGGTGAAGTGAGGATCGCTCGTCGGCAGAAAGCGCCAGGGCCCGTAATCGAAGCTCTCACCGGTAACGTTGAGATTGTCGGTGTTGAGCACGCCGTGGACAAACCCCGCCGCCATCCACGAGCCGGCAAGCCGCGCGCTCGCGGCGACGATCTCGCCAAACATCGCCGCCGCCCGCTGCTCAGCCGGCAGCTCAAGGCAGTACAGGTAATACGCGGCGCAGACGTG